CACTTATCATGCTTATCTTGAGAGCAGTCTTCTCAAGGTTGATTACATCCCTGCAACCACAGGTGTCGGAACCACTGGTGTTGTAAATGCGATGGTTATCGGTGTTGGTAACAGTGACACCACTGGCATTGGAACTCTGGACCTGAATCACGCAAGACTTGAGGGCAGAAATACTAGCATCGCATCTTCCGATTCACCTATACAGAACGTGATTGGTTCATATGATAATGAGTATGACGTTGCCCACTTCATTGTTCAGTTGACAGACATCACAAACAATCAGTATGCACTTTCTGAAGTGCTTGTTGTTGATGATTATATTTCCGATGATGGATCGGGTGACACATATGATACTGAGTTTGGAATCATTGAAACAACATCTGGCATCGGAACCATTGGAACTAGGATCACTGGTGCAGCAGTTGGTGTAGCAGCAACTGTCGAACTCGTTTATACTCCACCTGCAGATGTTCAAGCACAAGCAAAAGTATTCATGGTTGCTTTGAGACATGCTGATGATGACAGATCTGAGGTCAACTTTACAAACGGCACCATTGAAACAACATTCTCTCAATATCAGGGAACTGATACTGATATTAAGAGAGCATTTGAACTTAAGCACAGAAGCAGACCAATCTTTGAGAGATACTTTGAAGGAGATGACTCCGACATTGTTAGTGTTTCTGATAACACTATCAGACTGCCTGATCACTTCTTCGTTACTGGAGAGCAACTTACTTATGTTCATGCTGGTGCTGCAAGCACACAAGCAATCGGTATTGCATCTACATCATTTGTTGGTGTTGGAACAACTGATAAAGTTCCAGGAACTGTCTTTGCAATCAAGGTTGATGATAACAAGATTAAACTTGCCGCTTCAGCTGAGAAAGCACTTAAAGCAACTCCAGAGGTTCTTGATTTCACTAGCGTTGGAATTGGTACATCTCACAGATTTGTATCAATCAATCAAAACTCCAAGGGTATTCTGGCTCTTGATAATGTCATTCAATCACCAATCGTTGCAACTGCCCTCACAACTCATCTCCATAGAACTGCAACATCTAGCGATGATCGAATAACTGTAAGTACAGGTATCAACTCTATCTTTGGTGGAGATCTTCTTAAGATCGAAAATGAGATCGTTAAAGTATCTGGTGTTGGTATCGGTTCAACAAATACACTTTCAGTTCAGAGACAGTGGTTGGGAACAGCGTTGGCTGGACACTCCACTGATGCATTAGTTACAAAGGTTGTTGGTAACTATAACATTGTTGACAACATTCTCAACTTTGTTGATCCTCCTGTTGGACAAACTCCATTTGGAACATCAACAAACAGACCAGATGAAAGAGACTGGACAGGGATTGCAACAGGATCCTCTTTCCAGGGAAGAATCTTCCTCAGATCTGGTGTTCAAGATACCTCAAATGAAACTTACTATAGAAATAAGGTTCTTGATGATATTTCTGCTGGTTTCAATGGCACCGAAAGACTGTTCACTCTTCAGTCAGAATCATCTAACGTAGGAGGTATCTCAACTGAGAACGCAGTTGTGCTTATCAATGACGTATTCCAAGGTCCTGGTGCAACTAGTGACTATACTATTGAAGAAAGTTCAGGAATCAGTTCAATCAGGTTTGCTGGCACCGCTAGCTCTGTTTCATATGATGTTAATAGTTCTAACTTACCAGTGGGTGGTGTGATTGTTTCTGTTGGAATGACAGACCAAGGACTTGGATTCCAACCACTTATTTCTGCAGGAGGAACCGCCACTGTCTCCGCTGCTGGTACAATCTCTGCTATCAGCATCGGTAACAGTGGATCTGGATATCGTGCTGGTATTCAAACAGTTGTCAATGTTGGTGTTGCACTGTCAAGCACAAGTGCTCCTAGCATTGAGTTCATTGGAACTGCTGCTATTAGTAATGGAAACATTGTAAGTGTAGCGATTACAAACCCAGGAACTGGTTACACGACTTCAAATGTTCCATACGTTATATTTGATGATCCTCTGTCATACAGTGGAATCGCACTCACATACAGTTCTGTCTCCAGTGGTGTTGGAAGTGGTGCAAAGATGGATGTTGTTGTTGGACAAGGATCAAGCATTATATCCTTTGAAATCAGCAATACTGGATTTGGATATAAACCAGGAGAAAAACTGACCGTTCCTATCGGTGGTCTGACAGGCATTCCAACAACCTCTTCTTATCGTGAGATGTTATTGGATGTTCAAACTACATTCACTGATGAGTTTACTGCATGGTCTCTTGGAACTTTACAAGTTCTGGATAACCTTGATGATTTGTTTGATGGAAGCACAGTTGCTTTCTCACTGAGAAACTCTGGTTCGCTGATTACTATCAGAGCAGCAAAAGGTTCAAACATCAACGTACAGGATGTTCTGCTTGTATTCATCAACGATACTTTACAGGTTCCAGGTGAAGGGTACATCTTCACTGGTGGTTCAACAATCACATTCACTGAAGCACCTAAAGTTGGCGACAAGTCCAAGATTATCTTCTACAAAGGAACTGGTGATGTTGATGTTGTATTCAGAGATATCATTCCTCCTGTTAAGATTGGTGATACTTTACAGATTCTTGCCGATGAAAGTCGTGGTCAACAATCATTCCTTGATGAAGATGTAAGAGTTGTTGATCAAATCAACGCTACTGACCTTATCACCACTGATCCTTATTATGGACCAGGTAATACTGCTGATGAAAATCTGACAAGACCAGTGACTCTCTGCAGACAAACTGAAGATAAGATTATTGACAATATTGAAGTTGGTAAGGATAGAGAACTTTATGAACCAGGTATTCAACCTGGAGCATATTTGCTGAAGTCAGTTGGAATCGGATCTACAACCATCTATGTTGATAATATTAGACCATTCTTCAACTCTCAGGTTGAGGATGCTACAAGTCTGACTTTCCAGAATAAAGTAACTCTTGTATCTCAAGACACTAAGACTGGGGCTGCTGCTACAGCGATTGTTTCTGGACTTGGAACAATATCTTCGATTTCCATCTCTTCGGGTGGTGTTGGATATTCAACTACACCAACTGTCAGTATCGGAAATACCGCACAATCTGTTGGACTTGGAACAACTGCTGTCGCAACCGCATCTATCACCGCTGGGGTTGTAACTTCTATCACGCTTTCTAACGCAGGAACAGGTTATACAAATACGAACCCACCACAAGTACTAATCGCTCCTCCTGCATCTAATGTTGAAACAAACAGCGTTGGATCATACGCTGGTGATAATGGAATCGTAGTTGGATTTGGTACAACTGCTTCTGGATCTGATCTTCAGATTGTGCTTGATCTTCACGTCCCTGCAGGGTCTTTCATGAGAGACGCATCACTCACCGGCACTGCTGTGACGATTAGTGGTATCTCGACAAATGATTATTTCATGGTCTACAACTCAAACGTTGGTCTTGCCACAACATCAATAACTTCTAAAGATAATGGTGGTAGCACGATTGGTATTGGTTCTGAATACATTGACAACGTTTATCAAGTTGCCTCTGTTTCAACCGTTGAGTCTAATATCACTGGTATTGGAACAACTCATATTAGAAGAGTTCAGGCAACTGTTGTCGGACTTGGAACTACCACTGGTGGAATATACACAACATCCAACTACATGGGCGATTACAGTTGGGGACGTATTGATCTGACAGGACGCGCTCAATCCTATACATATAACTTCTATGGTGAAGATGGTGTCGGAGGTATTTCCACCTCTGGATTGGTCAGAAGAACCAATCCTTTGAAATTCACAAACTACATAGTCTAAATATTTTTTGTGTCCAACACTAACAATAAATAAGTAAAAAACCAGTACAAATGGCTGCTATTATAACTGATCAGATTAGAGTATTAAATGCCAAGAATTTTGTGGCTGATGTCGGCATCAACACATACTATTCTTTTATTGGTTTGCCCAATCCAGCAGACTATCAGTCTGATTGGAATAATAATCCTCCTTCGCCAAAGGACAACTTTGATCAGGAGAATGATTATTGGGACACAATGATTGCCCTGAAGAAAATCAATACTTCTGATGTAAGGCAAGTGGTGCCCAAGAGGCAATGGTCCTCTGGTACGACTTATGACTACTATCGTCACGATTATAGCAGATCAAACACTGCTAAAGTATCTGGTGCAACTAACTTATATTCTGCATCATACTTTGTAATGAATGAAGACTACCAAGTCTACATTTGTTTGCAAAATGGAACTGATCCAGATAACCCTAGCGGAAGACCCTCTCTGGATGAACCAACATTTACAGATCTCGAACCAAGATCTGCAGGAACCAGTGGTGATGGATATATTTGGAAGTACCTCTTTAGAATCAAACCAAGCGAGATTGTAAAGTTTGAAACTACTGATTACATTCCAGTACCGTCTGATTGGTCTACATCCACAGACAACGCTGCTGTTAGAGATAATGCTGTAGACGGATCAATCAAAATCGTTGCAATCACCGATCGTGGTGTCGGTCTTGGAACTGCTAACAGAACTTACTCAAATGTTCCTATCAGAGGAGATGGAACAGGTGCAACTTGCACGGTTGTTATCAACAATGACCAAAAAGTTGATACTGTTACTGTTTCTAATCAAGGATCGGGATACTCGTTTGGTAGTGTTGATCTTGTTGCTGGAGGTGTTCCTACAGGAACTTCTAGACCAACATTTGATGTAATCATGACTCCACAAGGTGGTCATGGTGCAGACATTTATAGAGAACTCGGCGCATACAATGTTCTCCTATACTCTAGAATCGAGAACGACAATGAAAACCCTGATTTTATCACTGGAAACCAGGTAGCAAGAATCGGTGTTGTTCAAAATCCAGAGGAAAGTGCTGGAACCATTTTAAGTTCTGATAAATCAAGTGCAGTCCCGGCAATCAAGTTGGTGGGCGCTGGATATAGTTCTGCAACTTTTGAAGCAGATTCATATGTGACTCAAACCATTGCAACTGGGTCAACAGCAGTTGGTAGAGTGATTAACTATGATCAGACAACTGGTGTACTTAAGTATTGGCAAGATCGTTCTCTTGCTGGATTCAATACTGTTGGAACAGCACAGACTCAACCAACATATGGATTTGATCTTAAGGAGTTTACTTCAGCACCATCAACTGGAGGAAGTCTTACAATCGTTCCTTCAACAGGTTCAAACTTAGCGATTGATACCTCTTTCACAGGTGTAAGTACCGTAATAAATAATAGGACATATTACCTTGGTCAGTCATTTGACAATGGTGTAGCAGGTGCTGAGGTTAGAAAGCACTCTGGTAATATTGTTTACGTAGACAATAGACCATCGATCACGAGGTCATCTAACCAAAAAGAAGATATTAAAGTCATTTTGCAGTTCTAACGGATTATGCCACAGCAAACTAATCTCAACGTCGCACCATATTTCGACGATTTTGATGCGGGTAATGACTTTCATAAAGTTCTATTCAAGCCTGGATATCCTGTCCAGGCAAGAGAACTTACGACGCTGCAATCAATATTACAAGATCAAATCGAAAAGTTTGGCAAGCACTTCTTTAAAGAGGGTGCAAAAGTCATTCCAGGAAATACAGGATATAGTCAGTATTACTATGGCATTCAACTTGCCAATACATTTCAAGGAGTTCCAGTTGCAGCGTATGCTGATCAACTTGTAGGAACAAAGATTACCGGATTGACATCAGGTGTTACAGCATTTGTTGCTTCAGTTCTGTCACCTGCTGATTCTGAAAGAGGAAATCTGACTCTTTATATCAACTATTTGGGATCTAGCACAACAAATAATGCTACCCAGACATTTTCTGATGGAGAGGACCTTTCATGTGACCAGGTAATCACATCAGGTCTCCTTGGCAATACCACCATCGAAGCAGGATCTGCATT